GCAGAAGCAAGGAGAAGTGCTTTATCCATTCAAAGTATCCTTAAAAAGTTGATCGTTTTTCTTTTTAGATTCCATCTGAGCAAGGGCGATACGCTCGTTAGAGTCAATATCCTTCTCTTTAAGCATCAAATCAGCCAACTTCATACGTTTAGCGAAGTCAGCGTCTTGATCGAGGTTTGTAGAAGCGGCTTGCACCACCTTTACACGTAACTCTTCAGGCATAAGCTGAGTTTCAACCATTGTTTGCTGTGCTTCGGCAGTTGCTTTCTGAGTCTGTGCCTGCAAGAGGGCCAGATCAGCCTGTAACTTAGCCATAGCAGCTTGTTGTTGCATCTGGGCCTGTTGTTGCTGTTCAGGATTAGGCTGACTCATCTTGTCCAGAGCTGCAATCAGTTCATTCCGGTTGCTCAAGGAGCTGTTACCCAAGATACCTTTAAGGATCAGAGGCAAAACTGGAGTGTCCGGGCCTAATGTCTGTAACAAGGCAATGAATTGCTGCTGTTCAAACTCACGAGCCAAGATACCCAAAGTAGCTGTAGGCATGAATTTCACATCCACAGAAGGGTAACGCTCAGGGTCGAACTGCATGTAGCGCCAAGCTGCTTTATTGATGAACGGAATCAAGAAATCTTCTTGGAAGTTCGTCAATGTACGCTTATACTTCTTGATGATGCCAGCCATTGCCATAGACATACCACCTGCACCAGCGTCACGAGGAGCTGCGGAAGGCATACCTGCACTGTCAACAGTACCTGTAGCTTGCAAGAGGAGTCGTTCGTAGTTCTGAGAAGCCATCACAGATGAGTTATCAGGAGTACCAAAGCGCAAAGGCATCATAATCTGGTTAGGATCACCGTTGGTCAGGAATGCCTTACCGGGCTTAACCTCAAACTTAGCACCACGAGGCAAGCGGGTAGCATCCATGGCCATCATAGGGACGGCTGTAAGAGCACGAGCATCAC